ACACCACATCACTAGCATTGCGACAGCAACAGGCCCGGCACCCGGGGGTACCCCCCGCAACGCGAACGACAGCGGCGGGGCCCCTGAGCCTTGCCTAGTCACGCGCACACTGTCGGGGACATTTGGGTCTGGGTGCTAGTCTTGACGTAGATGGACCCCGCGCCGTTGCGGGCCGGGGTCCGTGGTCAACCACTACTGAGGAGTGATCGACATGGCAGATTCTAGCGAAGCGGTTGAGGCGGTAGGGGCTCAACCGTTGTTTGCGTTGCCGCCACCTAATCCTGATGAGCATGTCAACATTCGTTATGGGCGTGTTCTCGAGGCTGCCGAGCTGGCGGGTATGACGGCGCAGCGTTGTTATGACATGACTCGCCAGTTGCTCCAGTCGGGCGACTACCAGCGCGCTGGTGATGGGTTTGCTGATGTGTCGGGGTTTATTCGTTCGATCCCGTTCGCCAAGTTGGGCCCGTCGTCGGATCTGTTGTCGGATTTTGAGCAGTTGGCGCATGAGCACGGCGCGTCGCAGAGGGCGATCGCTGAGGCGACGGACCAGGACCACCGAACGGTCGGCCGCCATCTCTCGCCTAGGTCTAGTGGGGCAGATGCCCCACTAGACCTAGATGAGCAGCCCGAAACTCCACTGTTTGAGGGCGAACCGGCAGAGCCCGACGAGCGTAGTGGGGCAAATGCCCCACTAGAGCAGGAATCCCCACCGGATGAGCCGGAACCGGTAGACGACGAGGCTGTGCCGAGCGGCGACAAGCCAGCGTTGGACTCGAAAGACGAGTGGTATACGCCGCGGTCGTTGTTTGACGGGTTGGGGTTGCGGTTTGATTTGGATGTGTGCGCGCCGATTGACCAGACCTATTCGTCGGTGCCTGCTGACCGTCATTTCACGATTGAGGACGATGGGTTGTCGCAGCCGTGGGAGGGGTTGGTGTGGTGCAACCCACCGTATTCGATGGCGGCCGGTTGGGCGCGTCGGATGATCGCCCACGGCAACGGGTTGTTGTTGACTCATATTCCGATGAACGCCGAGTGGTGTGTCGAGGTTTGGGAGAAATGCGACGGGGCCCGGTTTTATCAGGGCATGGATTTCGTTCGCCCGGATGGGTCTTCGCAGCGGCCGGCGTGGTGGTTGCAGTTGGTGGCGTTTGGTGACGAGGCTGTGGCGGCGTTGGCCCAGTTGCAGCCGTTTGGTGAGTCTGCTCACAATAAACGGCGGGTCGCTTCGCCTATGTGGGAGCGGGTCGCACCGTGATGGACTGGCAGCGGTTTCGGTTGCTGTGGACTCAAGGCGCTAAGGCCCGGATTAAGGCAAGCGCTATGGTGCTCGATTCTCTGGTGTGGCCACTGATTGCTGCCGACCTTGACGATGGGATGCTTGTCTGTTCTGAGACGTCTTCATCACCATACGCTCAACTGTTGGACCGTGACGCAGGGATTGACGCGATCGTTTGGACTGACAAGCCTCGCAGTATCCGCGCTCTCGCTCACCGTTCCCAAATCGGGCGCTGCTACGAAACTTTTACTATCCGGTCCCGGTTGGCGGGTACTGGTGGTGACACCGAGTTACAAAAACGCCTTCGGTCGCTGGCCGACGATTCGATGCGTCCTGGCTTGACTTTGCAGTCATACGTTGATGTCGGCTCGGAACGGTTGCTTGGGGTGGGTGTCATCAAATCAGTTGACTTGTATGACGCTGTAATCGCTCATCAGATGAAGGGCGGTGGATGGCCGTACCGTCGAAGGGATTTACCCGTCTACGAAATGAGTAATCAGGCTGACGGCAATCAGTTTCTTGTGGTCCGTTGGGACGCCTTGACACAAGTCAAGATTTACCCTGCTCGTGCCGAGCAGCTAGCGCTCATCTAGGCGACGCTCGACCACAACTTCGCTCTGCGGGGCGCCTCAACAAACTCGAACTCCCGGTGAACGTAGGCGCCGATGGCGCAGATTGCCAGGTCGATGTGTCGTCGGCTCGACTTGCTTGTCTTGACGGGCCGTGCACCGTGGGCGTCGATCTTGAGGACAACGTTCGACATGTGCCGGTTCATTGTGAGGTTGCCGTCGTGGCTTAGTTCCTTGTCGAGAATGGCTGCGTAGAAGTCTTTCCAGGCTGGCACGATTCGGGCGAGTGAATTGGTTGGCCATTCGACCATGTTGTAACCGCGTTCCTCCAACACGGCGGCGGTTCGTTGCCAGCGGTGCGGGTCGAGCAGGCAGCCACGGGCACCGTTGTCCATCGCCAGCTCTAGATCGGCCTCCACCGAAGTCACTGGGACCCGCCAGTCGTGTCCGTCGTTGTCGCCTTTCTCGTGGCAAACGACGGTGAACAGGAACCCGTCGCGGGTGCAGCCAACAACACCGGTCGAGTCGCCGGACCAGGAGCCGTCAAGGAACAGGACGGAATCCTCGAGCCAGTCGGTTGGCACTTCGATGCCGCTCGAGAACGTGATTAGCTTGCCTTTGGCGGGCCGGTCGGTTTCGCACGCTTCCCATCGGCCGGCGGGGACGGCGGCGACTTTGCCGGACTGCCACAGGTTGCAGCGTTTCGTCTTAAATTCGGCCTCGTGGGTCTTGACGACGGTCGCAGCGAAGTCTTCGGCTGCCACTAGGTCGTCGTAGCCGGGGTTTGCGTCGATCCAGACGGCCGGGTCGGTGTGGTCGATGGGTTCGCCGTTGGCTGGTGGTGTCGGTTCCCACCATGCGAAGTAGAACGACGGGTCATCGACCTCACCGGACGCCACTTTCTTGCCGTGTAGGTACAGCCGGTAGGCCAGGCTGTCGTCTCCGAGGCGGTCGGTTGGGTCGCCGGCGGTGGTGATACCGACCATCATCGGTTCAACCCGTGCGCCCATCGCCAACGCCATGACATCCCACAAGTCGTCATTGGGTTGGACGTGCACCTCGTCGAACGCCACAAACGTCGGGTTGAGTCCTTCTTTGGTGTAGGCCTCGGCCGATAGGACTTTCAGTCGGGTTTCGGTGGCTGGCCATATGAGTTCGTCTTTGTAGGGTTTGACTCGGCCGGACAGCGCGGGGTCGAGCTCCACCATCTGTCGGGCGGTGCCGAACACGATGCGGGCCTGATCGCGGTCGCCGGCGCAGCAGTACACCTCACCACCACCCGGTCCTAGGTCGGCCTCGGCCAAACAGATACCGGACAGCAGCGCGCTCTTCCCGTTTTTGCGTGGCAGGCCAAGCAATCCGGTCCGATGCTTGCGTTTCCCGTCGGCCCGGCGAGCAAACAGCCGGTAAAGCTGCAACTGTTGCCAGTCGCGCACCTCGAGCAGCTGCCCGCGGGGCCCGGCAATCGAATCTTTCGTAATGCGGCAGTGTTCCTCAATGAACTCGATCAGGTGGGCGCCGTCACCGTCGATCATCTCTTGTTTGGTGACCGGTGACGACCAGCGCGGCCGGCTTACCATCGCGCTGATGTATCCGGTGCCTTATTCAGCGGCTCCCAACCGTGAACCTTCGACAATCCTGTTTTCCGGTCGATTTCGTCGAGTTCCTCGGCTGCTTTGCTTTTCTCTCGGTTGTATTCCTGCGTTCCGCGCTGTTTACGTGACACTTCACTACTCCAGAAGGTCGTCCACGTCGATCGTACCTGACCGTTTCTTGCGTTGCTTCGATTCGAGCGCCTCGACTTTCTTGGCGGCTACCGACGATTGCGCTTCGGTGAGACGCAGCCGGCCTCGTGATGTTGGCGACATGCCGAGTTCCCCGGCGAGGGATCGCCATTCTTTGATTAGGGACGCTTTGCCGGCGGCAGAGGTGTCGGGATCGTCGAGTGCCTGTTTGAGTGTGTCGGTGACAGCGCACAGGGTGGCGGCGGTGGGAACATCGGCGGCGTTCCACCAGAACGGTGTTTCGGCTTGGAACTGCTTCCAAAGTTTCTGGCCGGGTCCTCTGGCTTTGAGCGGCAAGTGTGGTGTGACGTTGGACAGCTCGAGGGCCGTGGTTGAGTCGGCAACGAGCGCTTTGCGTCGTATCCGTTCCCGGTTTCGTTTCGGTTGTGCTGCCATCTAGTCCTCGGTGTTGATTGGCGATTCGCCGTTATCGGGTGGTGTCAACTGGACCGACGTCAAGCCGCTGTGTTGGCCGGCCAACAGATCGAAGTTGCCGGTGGTTGCGGCTGCTACGGCGGCGTCGGGTTCGAACCCGGCGTTTACCAGAGTCATGATGGTGACCGCTTCTTTCTGGCGGATGTCGGCCTCGTCGCCCTGGTCCTCCCGCAGGAACGCAATGTCGCGGTCGTCGTACCACAGGCGGTTGATGCCGTCGGGTTTGCGGAGCAGTTTCTCTATGGCTGCTGCGAACGAACGCCATTGCGGGCGGGCGAAATGGTCGCCGAACTTGCGCCTAGCCTGGCCGTAGTTTGAGTAGGTGGCCGAGTCCAAACCTTCTGAGAATCCGGCGATGATCGGCGGGACACCAGCCGAGGCCGCTATCCGGGTTTCGCCGGCACCCTGGATCGCCTTGAAATCCATGTCTTTCATCGACGACCCGACGGCCTGAATGGTGGAACCGCCACCAAGAAACAGGGTTTTGTAGGCGTTGGCGGCGCCCTCGTGCTGGTCGCGGAAATCGTCCTGGAACTGTTTGAATTCCTCGTAGTCGACGGTGGCGTCGGGCATGATCACCAGGTTGACGGTTGCGCCCTTGTCGAAAAAGTTCTGCTTGTGCACGACGGCTTGGGTGTCGGCGGACACTTCACGCAGGATTGGGGTGATCCATGACATGCCCCGGTAGTTGGCGAGCGGGTCGGGGATGGGCGACCAGTGGCAAACGTCCTCGGGTAGCAACCGGATCTTGCGTTGTTCGGGTGCGCCCCACAGGTAGCCGATCACTCGGGCGTCGATGGCGTCGGCCGGTTCGTCGACCTGCATTTCGGAACCCAACACGATGGTCACGTAGTCGGGTCGGAGGCGCCACAACCGGTTCTCGTGGCGGCGCACAAAGAAGTTGCCGGACAGCGACACGTCTTGTTCTGCCCGCCACAACAGTTCGCCGGTGGTGCCGTTCGGCCACGGCTGCTCGAGCAGTGACAGCGAATCGTTGCCGAACAGCGCGGCGGGCCGGCCGTTGGCGAACGACTGCCATTGGAATCGGGCTTCGGAGAACAGCATGGCCCTAGCGAGGATGCACGCGAAGACGGGCCCACCCATTTTGTAGGCGTTGCGGGTTATCGACGCAAACGACGAATCGGGCGCTTCGGTGTTCCCACCGACAAGAGTCTGTTGGAGGCCAAGCGGGTACGTGTTGCCCAGATAGTTGATCTGGTTGACAAGATCGGAGAGGCTGAACCGTTTCGAATCGGTCGCCGCTGGTGGCTGTGGCCGTAGTCGCTGTATTAATCCCATTTGGGCACCACCATCGACAGGCCGATTGAGGCGATGCCGGCGAGTAGGAGTGCGTACGGCCACTGTGTCAGGATGGTGACTGCCGCCAGGACAGCCGTTGCTCCAGCCAGCCCGAGCAGTACATCGAGGTACCTGCGGATGGTCGTCATATAGTTCGATCCCGTGTGATAATGGCTCTGAGTCTCAGTCTCATCATAAACTAGGCCTGTGAGCACCATGGACAGCGACACCAGAACCCGACACGTACTGCCGGACGGCTCGATCGTCCAGCGACTTCAATTTGTCCAATCGGGCGAAACTGACGGTAACACCCTGGTTGGCTTGGCTGTGCCGTTCGACTCACCGACCCGTATCGACAGTTGGGCGGAGGGCACGTTCGATGAACAGTTCGCGCCGGGGTCGTTCAAGCGGTCGCTCGGCTTGCGTCGCCCGGTCCTCCAGTTCGACCACGGCACCCACCCGTTGTTGGGTTCGATCCCGTTGGGATCGTTCGACCGGATCGAGGAAACCAAACGAGGGCTCGAGGTTGAGGCACCCATCTTCGATAACTGGTTGACCGAACCGGTGCGTGACGCTATCCGTGGTGGCGCCATCGACGGCATGTCCATCCGGTTCCGTGCCCTCAAAATCGATATTACTGACCCCGAAGCCCGCCACGACGACGACAGTGGCGTGGAGTTGCGAACCATCCGGGAGGCGGAACTGATCGAGCTTGGCCCGGTCGTGTTTCCTGCTTACCCGACGACCGAGGTTGACATGCGCCACTTCGACTTGTCGTCACAGATCGATAGGCGCCGGCTGGCTGAGGCCCTGCTCGCTGGTGTCGTACCCGTCGGAGATGGCTCCGACGAACCCAGCGGGCCAGGCACCGTTCCAGAAGAGGCAGGAACGCCAGCCACTACGGCCGACCAGGATTCGCTCCACTCGGTTCGCTCGCCTCACCCTTCAATTCAGAAACTCAAGGAGTTCGAGCGTAAATGGATATCAAGGAGCTAGAACAGCGTTGGCGGTCACTCGCCAACGAAATGGAGGCGTTGACCACGCCCCCGGACGATTTCGACGAGTCGGAACCGTTCGTGATGGACGAGAAGGCCGCAGCCCGCTTCGACGAGCTCGAGGGCGAGGTGGCGTCGATAGAAGGTCAGATTGCCACCATCCGTCGGCGTGAATCGGCGATTTCGCGGTCGCAGTTGCACGAGTCGGGCGACGACCGGCAGACGTCCACCCGGTTCGGTGTGCCCGGCGTCAACTACAATCGGGACCCCTACGACGTCACCACCATCGGCATCGATGCCACGGTTGACGAGATGCGGGGCCGGATCGAAACGGGTCTTGAGCGGGATCGGGTGACCCCGGACTCCTGCAAGGACGAGGCGATGCGCACTCTTGACCGGGTGCACGGCAACAAATCGTCTGTTGCTCGCCTCTACCTGGCGACCGGTTCAACGAAGTACCGGTCTGCGTTCGCCAAGGCGATCGCCGGTCAGGAAGCGCAGTGGACTGATGACGAGCGCCTGGTCATGGCTCGTGCTCAGTCGTTGACCGACGCCGCGGGTGGTTATGCGGTGCCGTTCACGCTGGACCCGACGATCATCGGGACCGACGCCGGCAGTATCAACCCGATGCGGCGAATCAGTCGTGTGGTGCAGACCACCACCGATTCTTGGAACGGTGTAACCGGGCCGGCTGTGTCGTTCACGTGGCGCGCTGAAGGCGTCGAAGAGACTGACGCCGCGATCACGTTGGCTCAGCCGAGCATTCCGGTTCACAAGCTGGCCGGTTTTGTGCCGTTCAGCATCGAGGTTGGCTCGGATTGGGCTGCCATCGACTCTGATCTTCGTAATGCGATGATCGAGGGCCGTGACAACGCCGAGGCGACCGCTCACATCAACGGCACCGGTTCCGGTCAGCCGACTGGCATCATTACCGCCTTGGACGGTGGCGCTTCGGAGGTTGCCCAAGCAACGGGCGAGACGTTCACCGCCGAAGACGTGTACAACCTGCAGCGACAGCTACCGCCACGGCATCGAATGACAACCCCTCGTTGGGTCATGAACATCGGTACCGCGAACGACATCCGCCAGTTTGATACCGGCGGCGGCGGGAACTTCTGGACGTCGCTTGCACCGGGCGCACCGGAAACCCTGTTGGGTTGGCCGTGGGAGGAATCGTCTGTCATGGACGACTCACCCGACATCAACCCCGCTGTGACTGCCGACAACTTCATTTTGTTGGTCGGCAACTTCAGCCGATATATCATCGTCGACCGGGTTGGTATGACCGTCGAGCTCATTCCGCATCTGTTCGGCGGCACGGCCAACTATCCGACCGGGCAGCGTGGGCTGTACGCCTACCTGCGGTCCGGTGCTGACAGTGTGGATGACAACGCGTTCCGTCTGTTGAACGTCGCGACCACCCTGTAACCGTGACACGTTCGAGGCTGGGAGCGGTATGGGTCGTCCCTCGGGTCGCTCCCAGCCTCGTCACACCCGAAGGGAAAGAACATGGCAGATAAAGCAACCGTCGAAGTGTCGTTTCGAGCCGACAAGTTCTATCCGCGAGGGATGGAACTCGACGCCGATGATCCGATCGTCAAGAAATACCCTGGCATGTTCACAAAGGCCGCGGGTGCGGTGCGTACCACAGCCGCGGTTCCGGGCCCGGTTGTTGACCCGCCCGCGGTTGTGACGGGCCGGCCCGCCCAGTCGGACACAAAAGACGTGTGGCGGGCCTACGTGGACGCCCTGGGCGGCACGTCCGGCGAGTTGACGAAACAGGAACTCATTGATTTGGCCGACGAGTTGGAAGGCTGCTGATCGGTGGCGAAAGCAAACCCGAAACCGAAGGCTGACAGCGACGAGGCCCCGGCACCGCCGCCAGTGGTGGCGTTGACGGCCACCAAAACGATTCGGCACGGCGCCCGTCGTGTCGTCGCGGGAACCGCTGTGCAGTCGGATGATCCGATTGTGGCGATGTTCCCCAACTATTTCGAGGATCGGTAGAAGGTAAGTGGCTTGGGCTCCGAACTATGCGACCACGCTTGAACTGGCGTCGTATGTTCGCATTGAGGACCCCAACGATGACACGTTTCTCGATCTGGCGGTTGGTACTGCGTCTCGTGCGGTCGACCGGTTCACCAACCGCCAGTTCGGGTCCACCGATTCGGTAGAGCAACGCGAGTACGAAGCCACATGGTCGCGCACGCACGGCCGGTACAAGGTCGATGTGGACGACATCGCCACCGCCACCGGCCTCGTTGTCACCGTGTCCGGTTCGGCGGTCGCCGCCGCCGATTACACGCTGTTACCACGCAACGCCGACAGCAAAGGCGAACCGTGGACCCGGATTTTGTTGGGGACGGTCACCCCATCGTCGAACCTGTCGGGCCCGCCCACGATCCTGGTTGATGCCACGTTCGGTTGGGCGGCTGTGCCCGACACGATCAAACAGGGCACCCTCCTGCAAGGCTCCAAGTTTTTTGCTGACCGGAACGCACCGTTCGGGATTGCCGGGTCGGCCGAGTTCGGGTCGGAGATGCGGTTGCTGTCGAAACTGCATCCTGACGTGCAGTTGATGATTACCGAATACCGCCGTGATTGGCCGTTGCTGTGAATTTGGTTGACGTCATGGAAGAAATCGGTGAGGCGTTGCGTGCCATCGACGGGCTACGGGTCCACACCCACCCGGTTGACCGGTTGGAACCCCCGGCGGCGGTCGTCCAGTTCCCGGTCATCAACTATGATCAGTCGTTCGGGCGGGGCACCGACATCTGGGAAGGCGGGATCGTTATCGCCGTGTCACGGGTGTGGGATCGGGCCGCACGCGACAACATCGCCCCCTACGTCGACGGTTCCGGCTCCGAATCGGTGCACGCCGCACTACGCGCGCACGACTGGCAAACGTGTGCGTTCGCTCGAGCTACCCGGTTGACGTGGCCTGCCGGCTACCAGGTGGCCGGTGTTGATTTCGTTGCCGCCCGCTTTGATTTGGACATCGCCGGACCCGGCACCTAGAAAGGCTCACCCATGGCTGTTCTCTCCATGACTGACGTAGAAATCTTGGCCGGCCCCTACCGGTTGACCGGCCGCAGCAACACGGTCGACCTCGAGCTTGAGGCCGTCGCCCTGGATTGCACCAACTTCGATTCGGGCGGCTGGAACGAGTTTATTGGCGGGATCAAGTCGGCTGCCGTGTCCGTCGACGGGTTCTACGATGCGTCACCGCTCGAAACGGGCGCGCTCACCCTCGACGAACAGCTGTTCAGCGAACTCGGTGGTGCCGTCGCACCGGTGACGATCGCACCGACCAAAGCCGACGGGTCGGTTGCGTATGTGACAGGGTTTACCCGCGGCCAGCTCGCTCTGTTCGGTTCGGTCGGTGACGTTGCACCGTTCCAGTCGGACATGTGGGGTCAGGGTGAGGTTGGCCGCGGGTATCTGATCCATCCGGCCAACACAACCGAAACCGCTGGAGGGACGGGCACCGGGCAGCAGGTGGGCGCGGCGTCGGCGTCCCAGTCGGTTGTCATCGGAATACACGTGACCGCCATATCCGGCACAACACCATCGCTTGACATCACGGTTGAGTCGGACGACAACGCCGGGTTCGCTTCGGCCGCGACCGTCCTCAATACTGGCGCGATCACGACAACAACCAGTTCGCTGACCGTGGTGTCCGGCCCGGTCACTGACGATTACTACCGCATCACGTGGACACTTAGCGGCACGTCGCCAGTCGCTAGGTTTAGTGTTGCAGTAGGCATCACCCCGTAACCCCTTGGAAGGAACATCATGGCTGTACTCGCTCTCGTCGACTGTTACGTCGAACTGAACTCGGTCGACATGTCCGCATATGTCACCGCTGTCGAACTCGACGCCGAAGTGGTCGACCTCACCACCACCAACTTCGGTTCTGGTGGCTGGGACGAACGCATCGGCGGACTCAAGTCCGGCACGATCGCGATCACGTTCAACAACGATTTTGCTGCCACCACTGTCGACGACCGTTTGTGGCCGCTGTTCGGCACCACGACCACGTTCGCTATCCGCCCGACCGCTGCCGCTGTCGCCGCCACCAACCCGTCTTATTCGGGGTCGGTGCTCGTGACGGAACTGTCGCCGGTGTCGGGTTCGGTTGGCGACCTGGCCACACACGATGTCACGTGGCCGGTTTCCGGGGTTGTCACTCGAGCGACAGCATGACCCTGCCGGGCGCGGCCCGGCTTGATCGTGCGTTGGCGAAAGTTGAAGAGGACGCTACCGACGCCAACACACTTAAGGCCGCGGCCGAGGTGGTGCTGTTCGCAGCCAGGCAGCGCTCCCGGTCGCGTCGTGTGCAACGTACCGGGCGGGTGTCGGTCCGCAAGTCGAGCGGTGTCATTCGGTTCGGTTCGCCGCAGGTGCCTTGGACGGTGCCGTCACACTGGGGCCACGGTTCACCGGGCGCGCCCCGCGCCCAGGGTGGTTGGATGGCAAAGAACCCGTTCTTGACCGACGCCAGGAACGAGAACGAAGAGGAGGTGGTCGACTTGTTCCTGAGACGAACAACCGAAGCTATCAGAAAGGCAGGATTGGGCTAGATGCCTGACACCGAGGGACCAGACAAGATTGTGTTGGACGCTGCGTCGTTCAACAGCGCGGAACGGTTGGAATGCCAAACCCATTTCGATGCACCGTTCGGCGACCTGATGCGATGCATCAACGAGGCCATCGACCCCAACCGGACGGTTGCGCAGTCGATCCGGATTGTCGACCGGGACGACATGCAACACTTCCCCGACCAAATCATTCAGTTCATGGTGTGGGTACAAACCAAACGCACCCGACCCGACGCCACCGTCGACGAGTTCGACGGCCTCGAATACCGGGATTTGAGCAGCGCGCACGTGCGAGGGCTGCTGGGAAAAGCATCAACTGGGAAACCCACCAAACAGGCCCGACCCGGTGGGAAACGCAAGAAATCCTCGACCGGATCAAGCTCTGCCGGCGAATCCCAGGAATGACCTGGCCGGCCACCAAAGAACTAACGTGGGTCGAGTGGGAAACTCTTAACGAGTACATGACAGCCGAGGATCGCCAATCACCGGCACAGAACAGGCAACAGCGAAGGAACCAGTTACGTGGCACGTAGAACCAACAACATTGAAGTATCGGTTGTTGGGGAAGCCGATTTTGGTCGGGCCCGCAAAGAGGCTAGCCGGGCTCTTGACGCCATCGAGAAGGACGCCAAGTCGGCGGCTAGTGACATTGAGCGGGCGTTTGATCGGGTGGAACTGTCACCCGAGCTCGACACCGCCGACATTCGCCAGGCGTTGGATTTGGCTAAGCAGCTCGACGGGATGGTGGCCCGTCTTGACATTGACGCCGACCTCGAGGAAATCCAGCAGGCCGAGAAGATAGCGCGGTCGCTGCGTGCGTTCCAAGGCCGCGTGGACCTGTCGGTTGAGGGGCGCGCCGAGTTGCAGGATGCGCTTGGGTTGGCCGACAAGCTCGACCAGATCCGAACCGTTAAAGTCCAGGTTCAAGGCCAGCGGGATTTGCAGCGCGCCGGTGAACTGGCCGACGAGCTCGGCAACGACCTGGCGCAGGCAGGCCAGCAGGGCGCCGCAGGCATCGCCGACGCTATCGGTGGTATCGACTTCAAGAACATCGGCGCTGCCGGCCTGGACCAGCTGACGGGCGCGCTCACGGCCGCTGGACCGTGGGGCGCAGCCGCAGCCGCTATCGGTGTCGTGTTCGGCGATGACCTGATCGCCGGCATCGAATCCGGTTTCGCTCGGCGCCGCAACGACGCAATCCGCGCTATCCGATCCGGGTTGAGCGACACCGACTTGGCTCGAGCCGGTGAGGCCGGCGGAAGCGCGTACGCCGCCGGGTTTGGTGACAGTCTCGCCCAAGTCAAACAAGACACCGACCGCCTGTTGGCCACCCTCGGCGACGACATTCCGTTGGGTGCCACATTCGACGACCTGGCCAAGCGTGCTCAGGCAATGTCGGACGTGTTAGGTGTCGAAGTGCCACAGGCCGCGGTGCTGGCACGGCGGGCCGTGGTGCAGGGGCTGGCCGATGACGTGGCCGACGCTTTCGACGACATAACCGGTGTGGTGGCCGAGTTTGGCGACATTGGACTTGAAACGCTCGACATTTACGAGGAGTTCGGCGGTAACTTCACCCGGTTCGGTATCGACGGCGGTCAAGCCGTGCGGTTCGTGGCGTCGGCATTCGAAGACGGACTTTTCCCGACACTGGACCGTGCTGGCGAACTGTTCGAAGAGTTCACTACCGAAATCACCGACGGCACCGCACAACGAGCCATTGAGGAACTTGGCGTCGATTTCCGGCAGTTGCAGGAGGACGTAGCTGCCGGTGGTGAACGTGGGCGCGCTGCGCTCCAACGTGTCGTGGAGGCGCTACAGACTTACGGCACCGAGGCGGACCGGGCTCGCCTTGGAAACGAGATATTCAAGGCATCGTTTGAGCAGGTGACCGACGACGCCGAACTGCTGGATCGCATCCTCTTACTGCTGGGCGACACCACCGACGCTTACGCCGGCTCGGCGGAGGACGCCGCTAGGTCGATCGAGGACAACGCTTCGGCGTTTACGATCTTGCAGCGCGAGGTTGAAGAGGCCGGCGCCGAATTCGGTGATTTCATTCGGTGGGCTGACGAGGTGGCCGAAATCGATTTGGGGGCACCGTTCGACATTGGCGCCAAGGTGCGCGAATGGATCGGGTTTACCGAGGACGCATCCGACGAGGCTAAACGGTTCAAGAAATCAGCTGAGGACGCTGGCAGGTCAACAGGCGAGTTTGGCGACGAGGCAGGCGACGCCGCGGACGAAGTTGACGGGTTGAGTGGTGAGGTTGACGAACTGCGCGACGAACTCGACAAGCTGTTCAACTTCAAACCCGACCAGCTGATGCGCCAAATCTACGACGCCGCCTCTGACCTGGCCGATGCGTTCGAAGACGTTGACGCATCCGCTGTTGGTTTGAACGGCGAAATCGACATTTCGACCGAAGCCGGCCGGAAGTTGCAGTCACGTATGGAAGACATGCATGACGCATCCGCTGACCTCGAGATCGCTTTCGCTGATCAGAGGATTTCGGCCGGTGAACTTAAGGCAGGGCAAAGCCTGTTGCGGAGCGAGTTCTACCGGGTTGCCTGGCAAATGGGTTTAACGACGGCTAAAGCGGACGGCCTCTGGGAAAAGTATTTGGACCTCAAGAGCGTCGGAACGATCAACACCGTCGTAACGACCGAAATCAGGAACGCCAACGATTTCTCCGACTACTTGAGGATGCTGAACAGCACCCCAAAGACGATAACGACGAGGGTGAACAGCATCGGCACAGGCAGATCGTTCGCGCCGTCCAGGCCGCGAACAACAGCGAGAGCCACAACACGATCGCTGGCTCGCGCTCACGGTGGCCCCGCTGAGGGTCTGACATGGGTAGGCGAAAGGGGACCCGAACTTCTAGATTTGCCGAGCGGGTCGTTCGTGCACAACAACCACGATTCGCAGCGCATGATCGCCTCGGCAGCATCATCGTCTACCGGTAGCAGATCCGGCGGTGGGATGACCCGCCAGGCGCCCACCGTTATCGAGATCCGGTCGGGTGGGTCGGCGTTCGATGATGCACTCGTTGAGGTCCTGCGGAAAGCGATCCAGAACCGTGGCGGGAACGTGTCGGCGGTGCTCGGCTGATGGCGTTCCCCACTGATGAAGTAGACGTCGAAGTCAGTTTGTTTATGGGTGGTGCGTGGGTTGATGCCATCACCGACGGCAACGGTATTCGGGTGTCCGACGGCATCACCATCAGTCGAGGCCGTAGCAACTGGGCCAGCCAGGTCGACCCGTCGCGTGCCCGGTTCACGCTCGACAACCGGGACGGCCGCTGGTCACCCGACTACGCGTCGGGCGCGCACGCCGGGAACTACAAACGCAACATCCCGGTTCGTATCGGGGTCGGCGGCGCCACCAAACACCTGCTGTCCGAGGGGCTCAACTCGACGGTTGCGACCACACCCGACATCGCCGGCACCGGCGGCGGTGCACCCACCGCGCCCGCCTTCTCGTCGGTTACGACATCCAGCGAAACGGCGTACACGACCACCCACACGGTCGACATGCCGGCCACGTTGGCCAACACCGACAGGTTGCTGTTGATCATCAACAGTGGCCACACGTCGCTCGCGCCCAGCGGCACCGACCTCGACGATTGGACACAAGTCGACTCGTTCCAAAAATACTTCGCGCCCACCGACTGGTCGCGGGTCCTGATTTACGAGATCCAGTTGGACGCCACCAGCGCGGCAGCGTTGGCCGCTGGAAGCGTCGACTTCATCACGACGTCCGCCACCAAATCGTCGTCGCAGGTGATCCGCACAACCGGCGCTCGAGCGGGCGGGCAAGGCACCGCATGGGACTACATTCGCACGGCGTCGAAGTCGTTTAGCGCATCGCCCGATTCGCCGTCGTTGACCACCTCATGGGGCGCGGACGAACACCGCTGGTACACCGGCTGCGCGTATGGTGCGGCGGCTAACACGGTGTCGGCCTACCCGACGAGTTACACCAGCATCGCGAACAACGACCCGGTAAACAACGACTTGGGTATCGGCACCGCGCACCGTACCACGTCGGCCGCCACCGAGAACCCGGCGGCGTTCACGTTGACCGGTTCGGAAAACTGGCAGGCGTTCACGTTCGTCTACCGGGCCAACGAGGACACCAGTTCTGACGGTGTGATGGACATCAGCGGCGACATCGACCTACGTATTGATTTGCAGTTGCTCGAAGACCCGCTTGATTCTGATTTCAACCCGTCGCCACCTGACATTGTGTTGGCCAAGAAAACAGCAGGTTTCGACGGGTTCGACTGGAGGCTGTACCGGTTCGAGGGCGACGTGCACATGAGTTTCCTGTGGATCGACTCCGGTGGCGGGTTCAACTGGCTGTTCACGACCGACGCCGGCGCGGCGTTACCGGCCGCTGTCCGCCACGACCGGATCTCGTTGCGTGTCACGTTGGATGTGAACAACGGCGCAGCCGGCCACGATGTCCGGTTCTACTACGGCACCGCGGGCGTTGACGGTGCGTGGACTCAAATAGGGTCGACGATCACCACCGCCGGGACAAGCAGCATCAAAACTAACGACGCTCAACTGTCGCTTGTGTCGGGCGGTAACTTCATCGGCCGGGTCTACGAGTTCCAAATGCGGGACGGCATCGGCGGGACAGCGGCAACCAACCCCGACTTCAGCGCCCAAACCGTTGGCGTGTCGTCGTTCGTTGACGCCGCCGGCCGCACGTGGACCATTGGGTCCGGTGGTGCCATCACCGACAAACGGTGGCGGTTCCACGGTGAACTGTCGTCGTTGCCTGTCCGCTGGAATGTTGACGGGTCCGACGTGACCGCACCAGCCGAAGCGTCTGGCCTGTTCCGCCGGCTACGGCAAGGGGCCCGGCCGCTGTTGTCACCGATCCGGAGGGCCATCGGGGCCGACTTCGAAGCGTTCGCCGCGTTCGGCTTCGATGTCCAATATTGGCCGCTCGAGGAGGAGAAGGCGTTAACCCAGTTCGGGGCCGTCGCCGGTACCGCGCCGTTCATTATCACTGGGACCGACGTGAACGCCGCCGCCGAGAATGTGATGGACGGTTCGCGGGCTCTGCCAACGTTGGGCACCTCGTCCATTAAGGCGACGGTCGACAACTACAGCGGCCCGTACGACGAGTGGTCGATGCAGTGGCTCCAGAAATGCCCGGCCGATTTCACTGGCGACAACTTCGACTATTTGCGGGTCGACACGACCGACATGATTTGGGAGGTGCGTTACCGTGACGACGCCGGCGGGCAGCTGCAACTACGGGCCCGCCGGGGTCTGACGAACGTGTATGCGTCGGCGTGGACAGCGTTTAACGTGACCGGCGCCGCTGACCGAGCCATCCTCACTGTCACCCAAAACGGTAGCAATGTGAACGTTCAACTTCTCACCCAAGGGCAGAACGACACCACAGCCGGCGGGTTCACTGTCAACAACGCTGTCGCTGGTGCACCGGGCCGGGTTACCGGCATCACATTCAATCAGGGTGGCGACGTGGGCACGTGGGCGTTTGGGCACGTGTCGCTCCACAAGAACCCGTTGAACGCCACCTACGTCCAGGCGGCGCTCAATGGGCACGCCAGCGAGAAGGCAGGCAACCGGGTCGCTCGGATCTGCCAAGAGGAAGGCATAGCGGTTCACATCCAAGGCGACCCGGCCGACACCGAAATCATGGGACCCCAGCAGCCGGGAACCCTGTTGGATGTGCTCGAGGAGTGCGCCGCCACCGATCTCGGCATTCTGCATGAGTCGGTCGACACGATCGCCATTGGCTACCGCACCCGAAACAGCATGCGGAACCAAACCCCGCAAATCGCATTGGATTATGCCGCCGGAGAGGTGGCACGCTCCCCCGAGCTCGACCGGGACGACCAGGACTTCAGCAACGATGTGACGGTTCGGAACTGGTCGGGTGCGACAGCGCGGGCCACGTTGGACGACGGTTCGGATCTGTCGATTAGTCAACCACCAGCCGGGGCCGGCCGTTACGACTCGGTGTTTACGGTCAACAGCCAGGACGCCCGCCTGCCGACCATCGCGTCGAACCTGCTTACCTTGTCGACTGCTGATGAACCGAGGGTGTCGCGTCTGTCGGTGGCGTTGCATCATTCGGCGCTGGTGGCCGACGCCACATTAACCGGCAACGTGTTAGACGCCGAACTCGGCGATTTGGTTACCGTCGCCAACAACCTGACGGTCGCGTTGGGGACCATCACCCTGTCGCAGATCCTGCAAGGCTACACCGAGCGAATCTTCCCATTTGAGTGGCAGATAGACATGTTGACCTCGCCGGGTTCGCCGTGGGGCATCGGCGAAGTTCTCGGGCCGGCCGATCCACATTCGGTGGAGTTCCGGCAGGGAATTGACTTGGCGGTCCCTGGTTCACCGGAACACGTGTTGACCGCGTTGAACGCGTTGGGTTACACCGGCACCGGTGTTCCCAGCCTGCGCGACGTCGGCACTCACGACTTCCATACGCTTGTCTCGTCACCGATCACGATGTGCGGCGAAGAGGACACGGTGGCCCCGACGATCCAACCGGGCGATCTGGTTGTGTTCGCCGGGCAAGGCGACCAGACCCACACGTTCGGTTCCGACTGGACCGTGCATTTGAACACGCTCCACGACGGCAAACGAATCTTTGTCGTGTCCACCATCGCCGGTGCGGCCACAAACTACGACATCACGTTCACCGGGACCGACGCCATCGACGCTCAAATGTACGTGTTCGCCGGTGCCGGTGGCGTGTCGGCGTTCGCATCGGCAGCGAGTGACGTGGATGGGTTTTCGGGTTCGTCGACGTTCCCGACGGTCAGTGTCGCCGACGACCAATCGATGGTGCTGCTCGGTTCGATCGGTTCGGGCAACTCGATCGGCACCGTTGGGACACCGTTAACCGTTTCCGGGTTCACACCCACCGCTCAAAACCTGTTCGGCTACTTCATAGGCGGTTGGACAAAGACGGCCGACGCCGGCAGCGAATCCGGGCACACCATCACCTACCCCGGCGGCGAGTACCGAACCGAATACGCGTTAGTGATCGAACCTCAAGGCCCGACCATTCAACGCAGCCAGCTGGACGCCATCTTAGACAACTGGGTTGCCGGCACCGGTGGCACAATCCGCAACGTCACCAACGAATCAACATGGACGACAGCTATGGCCAACGTCGTCCCCGGCGACCTGGTACGCATCACATCATCGTTCACGTTGACCGGGAACCGGATCGAAGCTCGAGGCGACCTGTACGGCATCGCCGGGGCCACGATGACAACCAGCACCGACGGCGGCCTACCCGGCCTACCGATCATCGTGACGTGTGCCGATGGTGTCGAACTGACCGGCAACAGCCTGACCAACAGCAACCCGATCCTGTCGGTTGACAACTGCCGGCACGTGTGGGTAATCGGTTTCAACGTTGCCGGCACCACACAATTCGGTATCCGCCTACAGAACGCCGGTGGGTCGGCCGGGTTCCCCGCCTACATCGCCTACTGTGACGTCAACCAGCCCCGAGACGCGTCGGTACTTGTCGGTGGCTGGTTCCAACTGATCGCCGACTCTGGTGGCACACCACCATCAGACCCCGGCGGCGAACGAGGGTTCAGTGAATACGTTGTGGTGGAGTCGAACACGATAACCGACCCGAACCCCGGCGACGTCGCCGGCAACCCTGGCGAAGGCGTCTACCTCGGCAACGGTGCGAACGTGTGGCAGGGGTACGCCCGCGACGTGTGGGTGCGAGGCAACAGCGTCGCCAATTTCAAAGCCAACGCCTACGAAGCGAAACCGGGTTGCCGGCGTATCTACTTCACCGACAACGTCGCGGTTGCCGGTCGCATGCAGAACGGTGCAGCGTTCGAGCTCGCCTACCTGGGGACTGCCGCCAGCCGGCCGGCGTGGGCTGATGGTGTCGACTTCGAAATCTACTGCGAAGGGAACCGCATCTACGATCTGAACATCACCGAAACGGGCACGTCCCGCAACTCGTTCATCCTTATGGGTATCGCCGGGACACGCGTCGCCAACAACCTGTTGTGGTCGGCCCGTAATGCCGCCGGTTTGTTCGGGACCGCTGATACGTTCTACTCTGTTCTCGTCGGCCACGAATCGTTAACCACCGACTTCGGCGACGCCACCACCATCCCCACGTGGCTGGTCAACAACAACTTCCAGTCTCGCGGCTACCAAGATCCGGTAGGGCACACCGGTGTCGTGTTCGCTAACAACATTGTGCCCAGCGGCTACGACGGCGGCACATCCACCTCAACCACCGCCGACTTCATCGCCACCGTTCCCGCTGTCGGTTCGAACGGGACCGCTCAATGGTTGACGTATGGGCCCGGTTCGGCCTATGACCTGGCGTTGACGTCTGCGCTGATCGGTGCTGGGACGACCGTCACCCAGGCGTTGTTCATCGACGCCGACATCAGCCAACGGGCCATACCGTCGACGTCACCCAACCCGGGGCCGTTCCAACCGCACCCGGCTAACACCTAATCGGTGTTGCGTGGATCTTGTGGGACCTCAACCCCGGCCGACCGCAACGCAAAGATCAGCATGTCACGGTAAGCCGCCGCCTCAGTCTTCTGAGAGTTGACCAAAATATGAACCTCTCGGATGTTGGCCAATGTTTCGGTGGCGCGGTGAGCGGCCCGCCGTGCCGCGATCAGGACAGGCACCAGCGCGACGACGATTGCCGACACACCGGCGATAGTTGCCACAATCACAGGGTCACTCATCACTACACCAATGCTAGACGCCACCAGCGACTACGGTAGCCGAGGTTAACAATGTGAGCCGAAAGCCAATGAGGACACGAAAATGGTTGTAGTACTAGGTTTGGTCGTCGGGATAACCGGCGGTGTCATGATGCGAGGACTATTCGAAATGGGGCGAGTTGACAGAGGAGGACCGAAGTAGTCAGACTGGCAGTGCCGCCGTGGCTATCCTGCAAGCGTTGGCCGTCGTCTCCATCTGTGTCCTCGTCGCCTTTGACCTCACCGTCAAAGACGCCGAAATCCCGCTCGTCGTGTACACCATCATCGCCGGTGTCGCCCTCGGCATCGCTCCCGACCCCCGAAGGTTTTTCGGGTCCGACAAATAGGAGTACCCATGACACCCTCAACGAAAGTCACCGCAGCCACCGCAGCCGCTGCGATAACCACCCTGCTGATCTGGCTCGCCCAGTCGCAAGGATGGGTCGACGACGTGCCAGCCGCTTTGGAGGTGGCAATCACCACGCTGTTGACGTTGGCCGCCGGCTATTTCGTCAACGAGCGCAACCCGTCACCGTCAACGATTGAAGCCGTCAAGAAGCTCGGCTAACATCGAATCCAACCAACCAACATTCCCCAACGGCCTCGCCCCACCTGCCTCCCTGCGGTAGTCGGAGCGGGGCCGTTGACATTCAATGTGGCAAACGGTTTGCCAAACGCTGTGGCCGGTGCTACGGTTACCGGTGATGACATCCAGCCCGCTCAAAGAACTCGTTGACCGAGCGTTGACCGAGCAAGGCTACGACCTCAAGAAATCCGTCATCCGTAAACGCAAAGCAGGCGAATCATGGCAGGCGATCGCATGGTGGATCAAAGAGTTGACCGGTCGCACCGTGACCGCCGAAACCGTGAGACGCTGGTACAACACGATCACCTAAGCTCTCGAGGTGGGAGCGTCGGGGCCCTTTCCGCGGCGGATCAGGGTTCCCCCCTCCAACGCTCCCACCTCGAAACCCTGCTTGCTGGGTACGGCTGCTGACATAGCCTTCTCCCCCAGCGAGTGGAGACCTCGGCCGGTGCGTCTATTCGCCGGACCCACCGGCCGGGGCACTCTCTCAACCACCATTCGAAGAGGTGAGGCGATGAACGAACCCGCCGAAACTGTCACCCTGACTTGGCACCATTTGAGGACACTGCTCGAATCCGCTCGAGCTGGTGACTCGGTGGAGGAAGCCATGCTTCAGGCCGAACAGTGGGACGAAACCGAGGACGACGATGGGTGACGACAAGACCCCGAAACCCCGGCCGTTGTCGCCGGCGCCGCCACCGACACGACCCGAGAAACCACCCCGGGACATCCCACCGAACCACACCCCCAAACCGGGCGACTGATGCCACCCGACGACGACCCTGCTTTGGAACACGAGCAGAAACCGAAACCGAAACCCGAGGACGATGACGACAAGGAACCCAGGCACCCGTACGGCGCCGACCGCCGCTAACGCTGAACAGCTGCGACAGATCCTCGACAGATTGCCAGTCGAGCACCGGCAGACGTTCCTACTCGCATTGAAAGCGACGCGAGTACTGGCCCACCAGACTTGCCAAATTCTGGACGAAACGCTGGAGCTGCTCGACGACCGACATAAGGCTAGTTATGACGGATGAAGTCGGTTCGGTTGACCAGTACGGCCGGGTATTGCTTGACCCGAAGATCGTCCCTGATCCGCTGACCGCTCCACGATTCGGGCGTTGGCGTGGGGGGTTGATTCACCCTGATCGG